GTCAGGAAGACGCCGGGTTCACAGAATGATACCTTCGCGGCAACCGGTTCGCCGCGGCGCCCACCTGTCACGACCCGCCCTGGAGCCGCCGCCTGTCGCGGCTGGCGCGCCCGCTGTTAAGTTACGGATGGTTTGAGATCCGGGATCGTGCGGGATTTGCCGGGAAATAGTGGGACGAGCGCTGGAGGTGGGGGCTATAAAGGCCTGATTTGCCTTGATATTTCGAGGATTTGAGGCGAGTCTAACGGTAGATATGTGTCGCTACCAGGAAAAGGTTAGTGATCACTATGGTTTGAGATCGCCGTCATGTTAGTGATCACTATGGTTTGAGATCGCAAATCATGCGATCCGGTGCTTAACTCACTGTTTTGTCGACGTTTAATCGCTATTCATGCTGCGAAAATCGGAGATTGATGCATCGCAGCGTAATGGTGCCAGATCGGACAGTCGGGGTGATGGGGCCTTGATCTTCGTTGAGACATTTTGACCCAGTGTTTTCCCGGGGACATCCAGTGTCTCTGGTCCTCTCTGGGCTCGTTATCCGTTCTTTCTTTCCACCCCCCTAAAAAAACTCCATCAGATCGCTAAATCCCAGTCTCCTGCGGGCCTGCTCCAGGGCAGTGTCGGTGGCAGCCGCGGCGGCGGCGCCGAACTCTGGATCGGCCCTGACCTTTTCAGCCATCGCCTGGTTGAGTCGCTCAATGCGCGAGCGCCCGGGGTGATAGTTCCAGCCCGGGTCGATGCCCACCGGAATCTTTTCCACCTCTCCGTTGCGCGTGTTGACCCACTCGCGCTCGGGACTCGGCGGCGCTTGGTCAGGGGCGTCCTTGCCGAGCAGCTCGCGGGCCTGGTCGGCGTCGAGCTGGGTGACGGAGCAACGGCAGTTCCATCCGTTAGGGGGATAGTGGGTCTGCCACCAGGGATCGTCCCAGCGCAGCAGAATGCCGTCCCACGCCGCATGGTCTTCGCGGGTACGGTCATCGAGCACAGCGTCGTATAACAAAAACGGCGCGTCGTCTGCGGTGTCGACGATCTTGCTCCAGTGACCGGCAGCGTACGAGGTGCGTAGATTGGTCTGGTAGATGGTGCGCAGCCGGCGCGGGGAACCGAGCTGTACCTCCCTCACTTCGCCGCTTTGCGGGTCGGTCAGCTCCTTTCTGCCCCACCATCCTCTGTCGGCGAGGGTCGGTTCGATCTCGGCGCGGAAGTCCTCGAAGCTGATGCCTTCCGCGACGGCTTTTTCCACTGCGTCGCGCATGTCCTTGAGCAGGTCCATGTCCATCATCTTGGCGACGGTGAACGCGGCATCGTGCTCGGCGCGCATCATGTCCTGCCACGCGAACGAGGTATTCAGGCCCTTCTGTCGGAAAAACTCCAGGGCACGTTCAGGAGGCAGGTCGAATCTGACGCTGATCGCCATCCTGGGCGCTCAATGAATGCTTATGCCCTGCCGCCGCCCCAGCGGTAGTGCCGCCAGGGCCACGGGTAGCCACCGAGCCAGAGGAGCAGCGCGAACGCGACGACCGCTTCGAGCCGGTGCCAGCCGCCGTGGTCCCAGATGGAGTCGAGTCGGAAGCGAGAGTGGGTAAGGAAATGACGCTGGTCGACGCCGCCGAAGCACAACCGCCAGTCGGCTACGATGCGCCACCACCATGCGCCGCCGCGCAGCCAAGCCGGGTCGTGATATAGCCGGCAGATGTTGTCGTAGGGTGGTCTCTTCGCCGCGATCCATGCGTACAGCTTTCCCGCAATCGTGCAGCCATCGGACGGCAAGGGGAGCAGGTAGCCATCGTATCTGCGACGCGCCGGCGCGAACACGCTGCCGGCGAGAATCAGGAATGCGATAACAACGGATTCAGTCATCGTTTACGCAGCGTGTTGATGAAGGTGGTGAACGATTCTGAGCGGTGCCACTTGCCGCAGTATCTGCAACGGTAGACCTTCATATCCGCCTCCTTATTGATCCGCGCGGAACCGGCCCCACAGTCGACCGATGAAACCGATGCGGCGGAACTCCTCGACCTGGGCGTCGTCTGGCGGCGCGCCGGCGAGATCCTTGAGACGCTCGCGGAACGTCTCGTAATCTCCGGACTCCTCGGCGAATGCCATGAGGTCGGCGACGCGGCGGCCGAGCAGGGCCTCCCAGTTCTCGTCCGCCAGGGCGTCAGACTCGTCGTCGATCTGCGCAGCGTCCTCGGTGGTGGCCTTGGCGCGCGCCCGGGCGCGCTCGGCTTCTGATTCCGCGAACGACGGGAAGCCCGGCGCCGGCGCCGGGGCTTCGAACGGCTCGTAACCTTCCCCGTATATTCGCTCGATGCGTTCCGGCGTCGGCCTGAATCCGATGCCGTGCAGGTTCCTGTCACGCTCAGACGTCTGGTTCAGGTCCTCCTCGTCCTCGACCTTACGCCACACCTGCGGCGGCACAGCGCCGGGGAAATTGAACTCGGTCAGCCAGCGCGCGACGGTGCGGTTGAACGACGCGCACACGAGATCGGCGTCTGCCTTGATTAGATCGCTGCGCACCTGCTGCTGCGTATCCTCGTTGCCGAGCTTTCCCGGCGTGCCTTCGCTGGACGCGACCTGCCCGAGCACGACCTTGGCGATGGCGCGGTCCATGCGGTCATACAGTTCGGTGTAACTCGCGGAGCCGGAGCGCGCGGCCTCGAGCAGCTCTATGGCCATGCCTTCCGGGACAATGAGGCCGGACTCGCTGGTGATTGCGCGCAGCGCGCCGAGGAGCTTTTCTTTTTCTTCCGGCGTGGCGTTTGTCGGGTACTCGCCCTTGGCCGTCGGCGCGCCGAACTTGTCCAGGAACGTAAGCCACAGCTTGATACCGCCTCGCTTGAAAAACACCGGCCAGTAAAGCCAGTGTGCGAGCCCGAGGCCGTAGGGCTCGTCGTCGTGATCGGCGCCGTTGGCGAAGTGCCAGAATTTGCGCTCGGGTAAGGCTTCGCCGAGCAGCATGTTGTCCATCGTCACCAGCCGGGGCTGCATGTCGGCGTCGAAGCCGAAGCGGACGCGATCGCGGACGCGTACCTGGTCGACGACGACGCGGCTGCCGTCGATGCCCCAGAGGATCTCTGCGACGGCGTAGCCGTAGAAGACGCCGTAGAGCATTTTGTCGGTCAGAGCGTCGAACTTGAACCGGTCGAGCTGCTGGCGCAAAAAGTCGGCGGCCTCCTCGTCGACCGGGCTGTCGCCGCCCGGGATCACTTCCCACTCCTTGCCGACGACGGCGAGGCGTCTCTGCTCGAACACGGCCTTGACCTGGTCGTCTCGCAGCACCTCCTTGTAGAGCTTGTAGTTGCCGCCGCCGCGCAGGGCGAGCACGGAGTCCTGCGGCGCAAGCAACATGAACTGATCGACGAAGCCGCGGGTGATGTCGCGGCCGTCCCGGGTGGTCGCGATCTCTCGCGTCTCGGGCTTTCCGGCGGGCGCCGTTTCGGCGAAGCTCACGGGCACGATTAAACCGCCCTCAACCTGCGTGTAACGCGTCATTACACGAAGCCTCCGAAGTCGTTGCGGCCGGTGACGACGCCGAAACCGGTATCGGGAATTACCTGATGGCCGCGCCCGGCATTGCCGTCATCGAACGCGCCGGCGCGCATCACGCCGGTCGACTGGAATTCGATGGGGGCGGCGTCGATGCGGGTGGCATGGTCCATGAGGAATATGGCCACCGCGGCGTCGCCGTGACGCGGCTTGCCGTCGGTGCCCTTGCCTTTATAGCTGTCGGGAATTTTGGACACGCCCTTGTCGGTCTTGATGGATCGCAGATCCTTGAGCGTGTCGGCGTCCTTCGGGATCTCGATGTCGTCATCCTCGAACGCAGCCTTGAACGACGGCATGTGCTCGCGGTACCACTCGGTGGTGAACATCACGGCCTCGATTCTCCCGGCGCCGTATTTCTGCCAGGTGAGCTCCGCCAGGTGCGAGCCGTTCCCCCTCGCGTCCATCGCGCCGGCGCGGAAATTCGGCAGTCCGTCGACTATGAACCAGAGGATTTGCTGCTGCTGCTCGAACGGCACGTTGCGCAGCTCGACCAGGAACTTCACGCGGCGCTTGAGCGTCGCTGTGATATCGGCCGGTGCAATCACGGAGAGATCGCCGCTGCGGCCGAAGTCCTGGCCGAACACGTGGTCCAGGTTCGGCTCCAGCGTGTGCAGCAGCGGCGCGACGTGATCGTCCAGCCAGGCCTGACACTCCGACTGGCGCACGTGTTTCGGCTTGTGGGCAAAGTCGTCGTCGTAGGCCAGCCGCAGGATCGGGACCGGCCGCATGCGCGCCTCGATGAGCGACGACGACAAGTAGGTGCCGCTGCCGGACTTCGGCACGGCGTCCAGCTCCTCGTCGGCGTCATCTCCGTAAAACGCATAGGCGTCGGCGACATAAGCGTCTTCTTTGTCCTGCGACCAGTCAGCCGGCGCCGGGTCGAGACCGGCGGCCTCCCGCTTCGCCATCTCCGCCTCGCAGATGCGCCTGTACATCCCGTCGGCGACGGCACGCATGAACGGGTAGCGGTGCACGGTTCCCTTGCGACGGCCGGCGCGGATCTCGGCGATCAGCTCGTTGAAGGGGTTGTCCTCGCCGTTGTGGGTGCTGATGACCCGCACCTTGCCGCCGCGGAGCAGCGAGGCCATCACCGCCTTCAGCACGCCGGGCAGGTTGGGGTGGAACGCGGCCTCGTCCAGCACGAATATGCCCTGCTTGCCGCGCGCACGGCTGGGCGCGGACGAGAGCGCTACGATGCGGTTGCCGGAGGCGAAGCGGATTTTGTAGGTCTGTATGTGCTTGTCCGGATCGCCGGACGGCAACACCACGCCCAGCTCCTCTTCCCACGATCCGCCGGACTGCTGCTCTATCGCATGACCGTAAGCGCGCGCCCAGCGTGCGCAGGCCTCGATATACTCGATGGCGTCGTCGTGCGCCTGCGGGAAGTAGTAGACGTTCATACCGCCGTGGCCGCGGTCGGTGGAGGCGATGAGCACGTCGTCGGCGGCCTCGGCCCAGGTAATGCCCGTGCGCCGGCCTTTCTCGTCGACCTTGAGCGGCGAGTCGTCGGCAACCCATTCCCGCTGTCCGGCCAGCAGCAGTCCCTGCTCGAGCGTGGTGGCGTTCGCTGCGTTCACGCGACGAGCCCCAGCAATTCTTTGCGGAAGTTCGTCTGCTGCTCGTGGGTGAGCCCCATATCTCGGGAGATCTTCTCCGCCTTGTCTGCGACCTCCTTAACGACCTGTTGACGTATCTTCAAAGAGCGGTCAACGGACGTCTTGTCGGCGCTTGCCAGCTCCTTGATGGCTTTCGCCAGAAACATCACGTCGGCGGGCTTGGCGCCTTCGTCCATGTTGCCGAGCGTCTGGAACGCGACGGTGCGCAGCATCTCCGATAGCAGCCGGCCCACGTCGCCGTCGGGGTCCTCCTCGAGCTTGCCGATCCAAACCTTCGCAACCTCCTGCGCCTCGCGGTACTGCCGCATCTGCGCCTGCGCGTTCCTCTTGTAGCGGCCGACGGCGCTGCGTGAAGCCTCGCCGCCCATGTCCTCGATGAGGCATACGATCTCATCGATCGTGGCGCGCTCCTCGCGGATGGCCCTGTCCACCGACTCCCGTATACGCGCATCGAGCTGCGTGATGCTGGACTTGCGCGGCATGACGTCAGCGGCCGGGTTGCGGGCGGTGGACGCCGGGCGTGGCGATCTTGCCGGTGGCGACGTCGGCGCCCCGGGCCGTGAGCTCGGCGATCTGCAAGTCGCCCAGCTCCTCGACGGTCAGCAGCCCCTGCTCTGACAGCCAGGCGAGATCGGTGCGCACCTGGTCGGAGCTGACGCTATAGCCGAACGCGTCGAGCATGCGTCCGACGATCAGCTCGTTGGCCTTGTATCCCTGGACGTCGTACAAAATCTTCAGCAGCCGTAGCCGCCGCGACCCGTCGAAGTGCTCCCTGTAAGCCATGCGCGCCCCTACTTGTGGCTCAAGAGGTACTTGTTGATGGTGGAGACCTGCTCGTGCAGGGCCTGGTTGGTCTGGATCCAGGTCTCGATGCCGCCGGTCAGACGGTTCACGCTTTTGTCCAGATCGCTGATGCGGCCGTGTAATACGTTGATATCGGCCTGGCTGGGACCGTACTGGATGTCTTTTTCGATTGAAGAGACGCGACCCGATATCGCGAGCACGTCGCCCTCGACCTGGGCGACGCGGGCGAGCGTTGCAGTACGGCGATGGCTCAACCAGGCGTATATCCATGCGCCGAACGCGGCGAACGACGTGATCACCATCCACAGTAACTTGATGAATTCGATCGTCGCCGTGTCCATCATCGTCTAACCTCTCTCTCTTGCTGGCACCCGACGCACCTGCGCGCTGCCGGAACGGCCTTGATGCGCGCGGCGCTGATTTCATCTCCGCAGTCCACGCAAACCCTGCGGCCGCCAATCTCCAGCGGCTGTTCGGCCCGCGGCCGGGTCAGGACCCGGAGAATCCCGCTAGCTCGTTCAGCCTCCTCCAGCACCTGTGCGCGATCCGCCTCGTCCAAAAGCTCGACGTCCGGTCAAATGAAATGGACGTGCGTGCTGTGCGATATGACTTGCCAAGTCATGATTTATGGCCCATCAGCGCCGCGAGAACACCCGGCTTCAAGCCGGCGTCCACCTCCTTGTCCTGGCTGCGCTTGTACACGTTGACGCCGAGGACGGCGAGGGCGACTGACCACATCATGGCCGTCGCGGTGAGTGCCGAGATCACCTCGGGGGCCTTGTCCGTCTCAATGACGATCACCCACACGACCGCACACCAGGTAATTACCCACGTCAGGGTCACCGCGTAGCCGAACGTGGGGCGCCAGCGCCGCACATATTTGTCCTCGCTTTTCACCTCCGCCTGAAACGTCGCGTTGACCGTTTGCAGGCGCGCCGTTTCCTGCTCCATTTCCATCGCCGCGCGCTGGAGCGCGAGGCCTTCCAGACGTTCCTTGTGGTCCAGTTCGATTTTGCGCAGCTTGATTGCGGCCTCAGGGTCAGATTCCATCGCCTTCATGACGGCGTCCGGGGAGTCCTCTACCCCGAACACAGACGCGATGATCGATCCGATGGCTGCGCCACCGGGTACGGGCAAGGCCGCGCCGATCAGCGGAGCGAATTTCGCAGCGGTTTTACCGACTTCTTTCCAGTCCATGATTCACACCTTGAAACACCTTATCTCTCCGTGCCCTCCTGTTCGGGCGACTCCCTGAACGGGTCCTTCACAGAGTTGCAATGCAGTCGGGGAAAATCCGCCACGCATCTGAACGCGGGCTCGATGACGCGCCAGCAGGTCAGATCGTCGGGCAGACGACCCGTGCACGCGATGCCGCCGTCGGCCACCGGAATCAACAGTCCGGGCAGGATGACGGGCGCACCGGCAGCGGGCGCTTGTCGCGACGGCTCTGCCCCCGGGGACGGCGCCGGCGCGGCATGCACTGCGAAAAAGAGAAGCGCGGTCACGAATGCGACCGCCAGAACCATCGGCGCCATTGAACAACGGCGCATCAGACGATATCCACAGCGCCGTGCCGCAGGTTCTTCGCCACGCGGCGCATCCATCCGCGCCCGGCGACGTCCCAGTTCGGCAGCCGGACCAGGAACCCGATGCGCTCAGAGAGCAGTAACATGATGAGCTGCGCCTCGCTGAATTCGCTCAACCTCGACAGCGTGACCGGGCCGACGATGCCGTCCGCCTTGACGCCGATTGCGTCTTGCAGTTCGTAGCGCGCGCGTACGGGACCGCTATTGATCGCAAAGTCGAGTAGCTGGTAAGCCACGCCGTCCTCGTGCTCGTACGCTTTGATTCGCGACAAGAAGTCGCGGCGGTATATCTCGGCGGCGTCCTCGATGGTGAGGTCCCGGATCGGGATCAGGCCGCGGCTGACTGCCACGGCGTGACCGTAGGTGTTCGCCGCGATCCCCCACTTCGTGCCGACGAGCTCGCCGGCGCCGATCTTGCCGCCGGTCCAGTTGCCCGGATCGTCTCTGTCGTCAGTGAATCTGCCCTCGTGGCCGATGATCCGGTCAAGCCAGAGCTGGACGGTTTCGCTCGAATGCAACATGCCGCCAGTGTGCGGCGTCCAGCCGGCTGGGGGCAGGGGAAACGCGTCCGCTACTTGGGCTGGTCTTCGGCCAGGCTCGCGATCCGACGGATTTGCCGAACGGTCAGAAAATACTCGGACGCAAGGGTAGACGGCGATTCGCCAGCGCAGCGCCGCCGGCGGATTTCGGCGTCTCGCATCCCGCGCAGGAGGGATTCGAACTGCGGCACGTCTAGCTGGTCGCGCCCGTAGTTGGCGCACAGGCGCTGCGCCACCTGGTGTCCGAGGGCAACAGAGAGCGGATGATCCTGGCTGACCTCCGCCGGGACGAAGATCGTACGACCGCCGAAGCGCTGGAGGAGCCGCGTCGCCGCGGCGAGACCGATGACCCGCACAAGCTCGCAGAGCGACCTCGGCAGCAGGTCGAAATCGATATCGGGGATGTCAGCCTTACGCGCCGGCTCCATCGAGTTCCTCCCTGAGCCCATCTATCTGCTTCCGCAGCGCCGGCTTCGCCGCCTCGGGCGCGCCGTCGAGCAGGTTTTCCAGGGCGCGGATTTCGCTCTTGACCTGCCCGCGCGATTTCACCGCGGGGCCGGCCTCGTCGCGCTGGCCGCGGCGGAGCGCCAGCTCTCGACGCCGCTCAGCCTGCGCGCCCGCCTTGTCCGCCAGGCCGTAGACCAGCTCCCGCAGGTAGCCGTTGCTCTTGAGCGGCAACGTGAGGCGATCCCGCTTGTCCGCCATCTGCCGCAGGCCGTCCGCCCAGATGTCGGCGGACGCGGGCAATACGCGCCCGTCGCGGCGCACTTCGCCGGCGATGAGCTCCGGCGCGATCTCCTGGAGGACGGTGAGCATCCGGGACCATCGAAGCCCGGATTTCCGCGGCTTGAACAGCCCGAGGTAATCGATCAGCGGCCGGCCGACGACGGGCGGAAGTTCGCCCAACATGGCGGCGAAGCGGCGCGCGTCCGCGTCGTTGGCACCGGCGGCGAGCGGGAACCTAAGCGCGCAATTTGGGCAGGTGATGTTCACGACAGGATTTCCGGCCACTCGATGCTGGTCATTTAACGCCCCGGTAGCGGTTATGTCGCCGCGCATCCTTCTCCAGCGCGGCGATGATGTTGTGGAGCTGCATCGGGCTGCAGAGCGCTATGCGATCCACGTGGAACATCCGCCTGGCCATGCCGTCCGCATACGCCCACGGACGGCCTGCCTCGGCGAGGTACGCCTCGATTTTGCGCAGCATCGGGCCGCGGTCCTCGGACTCGATGTTGTGAGGCGCGCCGGCGTGATGCCTGCGTTTTGTCCGTGGCGCCGGCCGCCAGCCGCATGCACGGAAGTGCTCGAGCACGCGGCGCCGGCCGGCGTCGTCGAGGTCGCGCGCGCTCCTGACCCGTGCGATCGTCCAGAGGAGGTTGCGGTAGGCGTCGTCGTCGAGCGCGAGCGCTTTCTTTGCGATGTGGATCTTCGCGAGCTGCGCGTTTCGCGTGTTGGCTGGCCCGGTCATGGCTGCCTCCAGTTAGGAAAGGGAATCTCGGATTCACGAGGCCACCACCGTTTTCGAAGCCCACGAAACCCGGGTATCGGCTCGTCTATCGTGCAGGCGACAGCGCCACCACACCGGACTATGGAGCCACCGGATACATAGACTACCGGGGCGTATCCGCGTAACCGTCCGTGAGCGACCACATAGAAGCGGTCGCCCGGGAGAATCAGCCGGATGAACGAATGACGGGAGCACCAATCATATTCGGTGCCGGTTGCGGCTTCGCCCGCACAGTCACCTTCAGCGAGCCATTCTTCCCAGAAATCCTTTGGACAAGTGCCGACCAAGTCCACTACGTCGCCTTCTCTCGACACCACCGGGAAATCTCGTCGT